ACAATAATGGCATGTCCACTCATCTCTAGCTAGTACCAATAGCCTACGCTCTCTGTACTTACGACTTAAACGTGGATCACCTTTCTTTGTTGCCATCAATGCCATCCTCTATGTATGTAATGTGTATATGCCCTACATGGTGTGCCATACCTATGGCGTATATAGTCTATACCAGCATCTACCTGCTCTACTGCTGATAAGTACGCTATAGAAGGGTTCTTTAATTGAGGTATTCCATAGGCTTGTACAGCACCATACTTATTACCTATTGCTAATCGATTAAATGCTGATTCTTTTCCATATAACTTAATTAAGCATAGAGCTTGTGATTTAGGAAGTATTGATCGTATATAAGGCTTTGGTTGAATGGCATCTATTGAGCCTGAATCTGCTACCTGCATAGGTATAGATAGAGATATCCCAATAACGATGGCTACCCAGCGAGCTGCGCCCCTAAGGGCTCGCTGTGAGCCCCTGAGGGCTCTAGCCGATAGAGTACCAGCCCTGTCAAGCATGTGGATAACTTGGGCGTGTCGTAAGCGTATAGTTAACTTTATTGACACTTTATCCACAGGTTGTTGATAACTATCTATTATCGGTTGAGTAGAATCCAGTACCTTTAAATATCGCTGCTGGTATTGATGAATAGACTTTGTGCATTGGTTCATCACAGAATGGGCAATCAATATCATGCGGTTCATTGACTGCTAAGACATGATCTAATATAGCTGTAGATTCACAATCATCATTCCGGCATTGAAACTCATAAGTTGGCATTATCGAGCTTCTCGCATATATGGCATGGTGAGCCTTTCATAATCGTATTGCCACAGCGACAATATGTAGGCTCTAAGTTTACTGTATCTGCCTGAAAATCTGTGTAACCGGCTTTAATGAGTAGTTGCACCAGATCACCAAAGCGCAGTATGGCTATGTAAGTCTCCGCAGCCTCACCTTGACCATTACAACGCATCACCACGGACGGAAACTCACCTGAAGTCTCAACCCTCTTGCTGACCTGACGCAACCACTCGAGAGGCTGGAAAGACGCCCGTGCTTTAACCTCAATATCGAACGGGACATTGAGAACGTCTTTTCCAGACCCTCGGCCGACAGTAGCGAAAGGCCACCATTCCCGCAAGTATGCAGCTACTACCCTCTCGGTTCTAAAGCCTCGATGCTTGCGGTGCTGTGTCATTCTATGCCTTTCCTGTCGATGTGATTGCATGGCATTTAGGACATGACCATGTATAGCCCGCTACTGGGTTACCACCAGTAAGGACAATATCTTCCATCGGGAAAGGCTCATTACAAAGATGGCATACAGTTGTGATCTCTGGATGAATTGGTGGCTGATGGTTAATAACATTGAGATGCTCACTTAAAGCGTAAAGCTCTTCATCACTAGGAAACTTCTCCCATTCGCCATCTTGGTTCATAAACTCTAATGTACCCATGATTACCACTTAGCCTTTTGTGGTCGCCATGAGCCATCCGGTGCAATTTCGTACCAGATAACTTCCTTGCACACAAAACAGTCAAACTTGCCATAAGGCTTGCCATTCTTGCCTATGCCTGACTTCCAAGTCATAGGCTTGTTATCATGGCATTTAGTACAGTTGGGAATGTCCTTCTCAGTCTGACCACCAATGATGTCCTTGACAATTGCCACAGCTTCATCGACTGTAGCTGCAGGAGCCGCTTCTTTAATAGTCCATGGATCATCTTCCTTAGCGATTGGGACATACTCAGTAGCAGTCTGAGCCATCTTAGCCTTGGCGGTTTCGATAGCAGTCTGAGCAGCGTTCTTAGACGCTACCTTAGTCATCTCTTCTCGACTAGCTCGCTTGCCCTTTGTTGCGTACCCTGCGTTAGCAAGAGCGCGACCGATAGCAGATGTCTCACAATTTTCAAGCGCAGAAGTAGCGTTAACCCCTCTACCTTGGACAGTTTCTTCCGCGAGTCCAGTAGTCCAAGGTCTAGCGTCAGCTTCTGTTCTGAATACGCTTGCTTCAACGATGAAGCGTCCAGTCGAATGTTCCAATAATCTTGTATGTATTTGGCCATCTGGGTGATCCTTCCAAAACTTAGTGAGTCTTTCTTCGACAGTTTCATAATCATCTAAAAAATTAGACATATAACTCGTTCTCCTCAGTATGCAGTTGAGCGCCTAAGGCCGCGTACGCGACAAAATCGATATATGTGTCTGTCTTAGCAGTTTCCATTGACCTTGCGAGTTTGACCAATGCCATACAGTTTGCGACCTGATAATCCGTAATGGGCATTTCGAGGTATGCGCTCCAGAGTGCTGCGGTGCGAGACATGTTGTCTGTAGGATGACCGTAGTCACGTCCTCTGTCTTGGATAGTGGCTCGAGCTTCATTGAGGTAGTCACGGGCGTTCATCGCTTAGCCTTGTACATATCTGAAGTTCCACGAATGTAGCCCTCTTCAAGCCCACAGCGATGTCCAATCATGTACCCCAAGACAGCGCCTAGGGTGATGATGGACAAGATTGTAAAAAATGACATATTGCCCTTTCCGTAGTCCGTATTTCGGCTACAGGAAGAACATTACAACGGCAGTACGACCTCTACCAGCATATTTTGATAACGAAACGGTAACGATTCTGCCTCGTCTACCGCGTCATCCAATGAGCGAATGAGGTCACTTTCTCGGCCGGCCATAGACCTTGCCTTGAACTGTGAAAGTGCCATCCTTCTCAATGTAAATGAGATCCACTTGAACGTTACGATTCTTGATGTACATGATGGCGAAAGCCTGTTGCCAGTTAGCCGTTCCCTTGGTGTATGAGGCCTGTTTGAAGTCCATGAGGTTTCCTACCTCAACCCCATGCAAAACACGCCCTAAACGGCCACCAGAGGCCTCTGTGAAGGACGAACGCCCTGCTCGATGAGTATGTCCTGAGATTATGTTCTTTCCATGCCTACGAGCCGCTTCTAGGGCTGATAAGCCGCCTTGTGGCTTGATAGGGGTATGGTCTCCATGGACTGCCACCCAGTTAGGCGCTAAGGTCAAAGGGTTCTTGTGGAAAGTAATCCCAAGCTCATCGAACTTCATGAATTTCTCAAAGCGTAATTCAGGCAAAGATAGGAATGATGGGACTTTCTTCATAATCGTATGGTAAAGCCGGTCTGTATGATTAGATCTGATGCAGTCGGTAACGCCTAAATCCCAGAGTAAATCAACGCATCTATCTCTATCAGCTGCAAGAGTCTGCTCATAGGCTAATGGCGTACCTTCTGACCACTTGGATATGGTCTGAAAGTCAATCTCGTCACCTATGGTAACTGTCTGGTCGGGCTTAAAGGTCTTTAAGAATCGTGCTATGTTCTGGACTACATGGACATCCTCGAAGGGAACCTGTAGATCGGACAGAATAACGATTTTCTTCATTAGTCCTCGTCATCGTCCCCGTATGGCATCGGGTCGATTTTGTTAGGAAGCGATGGCATTATCCAGTCAGGATAGGCACTCGGTTCTATGATTATCGCTAAAGCTAAGTCAACTGAGAATCCCGCTTTACGCAGGGCTTTATAGAACTCGTTAAGCGCTATTGCATGAGCTTCTAACGCAGAGTAAGTATCTAAGTCGATTGCTTTCTTGCGAGCCATGGTTAAATTATCGCTCTAGAAGTATGTTGTAAATCTCATCGACACGCGAATGAAGTCGCTTAATTTCAGAAAGTAAATGAGTAATGACAAAGCCTGATAACCCACCAAGTACGGCTATGGTTGCAACGTAAAGCTGAAAGAACTCATTTTGGCTCATGGCTTATCCACCGCATCTATCGCCGCCTCTAGGGCGTCAACTGCTACGTCCTTAATCGCCTTATGGGCGCGATAGGACTTAATGGCTTGGCGAAGGGCAGGAATCGCTGCTACTCCACAAATTGCTAGTATTGCAGTTTTCATTCTTGCTCCTCATCCGGTAAGTCGATTTCTTCAACGATATTGTTATTTGGTTTGGTTGGATCGTAGCCACCAATGCCGTAAGTAATTAATTTTCCCATTACGCCGCCCTTAAATATGTATACATACCCGCAGTAATGTTTCCATCGGTTATTGATGAAGCTGTAGGAAATGCTCCTGTAACTGAAGCTTGTGTGTAATACTGGATTGCGGCAAGTGTTGTTGTCATTGGCTGCCCTGTCCAAAAGCCAGCCTGACTAGAAGCAATACCTACAAAGGTATTTACGGTTGCAGCGGTCTGTGTATTAGCCGCTAACCAATAAAGTCCAGGAGTCAATTGCTGACTTATGGTAATTGCGTAAGTTGTGCCTAAAGCCGTTGCCGATACTGTTCCAGCATCTACGACTACTGTAGAAGGTTTACCAGCAGAAGAATTATAAATACCCAATCTTGCTACTGCTGTACCTGAAAATGTGCTTCCTGTTCTTATCGCAATCCTATCAAAAGTTGTAGTTACAGGAACAAAAAAAGGCGTAAAGTAAGTTGTATTTGCAGTAGCAGCGGAAGTGGTGGCAGCATTATTTCCTATGCCTCGGTAATAGTATCCACTTAAAAATGGCACAACTTGGCTTGCTGAGAAATCATAAACAGTTTTAACCGCATTAGGCGTAGCCGCAGTAGTTGTAGAAGTCGATGAAATCGAGTCTGTCAGCTGAAGAACGCCAGCGGCTGATGTTGAACCAGCCGAGACTGAGAGGTTGGCAGAAGTCGAAGTGCCAGCATTGGTTAACGGAGCGTTAACTGCGATGACACCAGATGATCCGGTTGCACCAGTCGCGCCGGTTGCGCCTGTGGCTCCAGTATCGCCACGAGGAATTGTGAAATTAAAGACTGCAGCAGATGTTGTACCTGAATTGGTAACGCTGGCAGATGTACCAGCCGCTCCTGTTGTAGTGCTTCCTGCTGCAACTGTAGCTGCATTTCCAGTTGCACCCGTGGAGCCTGTAGCGCCGGTAGCGCCGGTATTACCTGTATCACCCTTAGCACCAACGATACCTGCGATACTGAAGTTCCAGTTATTGTGAGAACCAGAGCCGGCTATAACGTCGACTGTGATAATCATCGTGCCGCCACCTACATAGTTGGCATAGCCTTCCATATAGTAAGTAGGGGTATCAGAATGGATAGCGCGTACTCGAGCGCCTGTAATATAAGCACCAGCGTATCCACCAGTTAAAGTGAAAGTCTTAAGACCAGTACCGATAGTAATTGTAGAAGTAGAATTAACCCCTGAGTAACCTGTACCTGTAGCGCCCGTAGCGCCGGTCGCACCAGTCGCTCCTGTGGCTCCGGTCGCACCAGTAGCGCCTTGTGGCCCTTGTGGCCCCTGTGGGCCATCGGATGCAGAGATGACCTGATTGTTAATCTGTTCTACATTAACTACATTCTCGTCAGGCTGGATGATGACAATCTCAGACACGTGTTACCTCAGCACTAACGTTAAGTGTGCCTTGAATAAGTCGAGTAACGATGCCACCTGATGAACGGATCTCTAGATCGTAAACATAGTTCTGAGCCAAAAGTGCAGCAGTCTGTGTAGCTGTGGCGTGGATAGCGATAGTACCTGTAGCGCCGGTAATGGTGATGCCTGAGCCAGTAGATAATGTGAGGTTGGCAGTAGTGCTATTGGCGTTGACTCGAAGCTGCATATTGGCTGTGTAGCCTGTGAGGTTAATAGCAGTACCGGATGCATCTTTATAGATAAGAGTCAAGAACCAGTCAGAGCCTTGGTTGATTGTGCCGTTGTATACGCTTGCCATTATTTTCCACCTAGCATTGGGATATTAAAGAACGAAGAGTCGAGGTCGCCTTTTGCAGTAAATGAGATATGGCAATGGTGATTGTGCTTATTAGCCCCATCGTAAGGACGCCAAGCCCAAGACTTCTTAGGACTGGCAATTCTTCCATCGAATATAACGTATGCAATTCTTCTATCTCCCGCTTTCGCGCAGAGTCGAATCTGATCCGCAATATCGGGCATGAGGTCGGGCTTGGCAGCACCAGAGACGTCTCTATCAACGTCGATGGCTCTAACCACCTCAGTCGGTGCAGCAGGGTTGTGATCACTAGGACGCGATTGATGGCGTGTATCGCCAATCCATCCATCGGAACTGCGGTCTCTATCTGGGAAGGTATCATCAAACTGCTCCCTTAATTGCTGACCGGCTTTACAGAGCCATGGCTTCATTAGATAGTTACCGATCCTGTTCCCGCTGTAAACTTGTAATACTTATATCCACCAGTTGTGTATTTTGTATAAGTAAGAGCGCCCGGAATAGTTGTTAAATCTGCAAATGTGTCTGCGAATCTAAGAATGACAATTCCAGAACCACCGTTACCGCCAGAACCGCCATTAGCTCCACCACCGCCACCGCCTGTGTTGGCTGTGCCGTTGCTGCTGTTACCACCTGCAGCACCGCCACCTGCTCCACCTGACATTAAAGTTGCTCCACCACCGCCGGCGTAATAACCACCAGCACCTGATGAAGTTGCAGTAGCCCAAGTTGAATAAGCGTTAGTACCTGCTCCACCAGTTCCGTCAGAACCACCAACTGCACCGGCTCCACCGCCGCCACCTGCAGATGCTCCAGCACCTGTACCACCGGCATTACCTTGACCTGAAGTACCTGCTCCACCGGACGCATTGGAGAAGCCGCTGAAACCGCCACCACCACCAGAACCGCCAGAACTACCTGCAAATGCTGGGCCACCATTTCCAGATGCTCCACCACCGCCACCACCGACAGTCGATGTTGATCCGCATACTGATGAAGAACCATTAGAAGCATTAGTTACGTTACTGCTAGTTCCAGCACCACCGCCACCGACTGTGACAGTAAGAGATGTGCCACGAGTAAGAGCTTGAGCGGTTACCAAAGTTATACCACCAGCACCACCGCCACCGGAGTTAGCACCACCGCCACCACCTGCAACGACTAAAAAGTCAGCAGCAAAGAAAGGTGCGGGAGTGCCGTTAATAGCAACTGTGTTGTTAAGCAATCGCGCCCACCACGTACCAAGCGTCTGTGCCTGTCTTGATAAGAGCGGCCGACTTGTATTGAGCAAGGGTTGGAGATGCTGCAGTAGCACCAGCTGAAAGAACTGTAACGCCACCTGCACCAGAGATAGTGACTCCACCCGCTCCGATGTTAAGAACTGTGATAACTGCACCAACGGCAAAAGCGACTGATGAGTTGAGAGGAATAGTAAGAGTTGAGGCAGACGCGTTAGATCGGGTGATAAGCACCTGATATTGGTCGGTTAGGACAGGTGTGTAGCTTGTGCCTGTCTGAGCGTTAATCGTGTATGCGACCAAGCCGTTATAGTCTGCAGACGTGAAAATATCGCCGGTTGCCGCTGGAAATCCTGCTGCCATTATTGTCTCCTAGTAGGTCATCGCAGATACGCCAATTATACCATTTACGGGACTTCCGATGACGAAGCCATCCGTAATAGGTTCTAGGGTCGTAACTGTTACTTGCATTGAGTTGGGTGTGATATTCCATGTCAATCCTTGACATTGGAGAGTTTTAACGATGGTTGAGCCATCTGGTTGAACGTTAGTTATTTTGAGGTTAGAAAAGTATTCGAGGTTAATCATCGTATCCGTTGGGACTGCTGGATCTAAAAGATTGACTGTCATCTGGTCAATACGGATAGTAGTTGATTGGCGAGTGGCTACATAGGTTGCAGCGATATTAGCCGCATTGGCATCAGTATCAATAACTAGGTTTGACTGGTTCTGTTGATGAGGAAAGTATTTAGCAATAGAGTCAGCATTAGAGTATGACTGAGCCGTACCACCCACGCGGGTCATGGTTGCTGAGTTGATGATGAGCTTGTCATCGAAAGCGAATACTAGGTTTTTATATGGAATACCAGTAGTTTGATTGAACTCGATTGGAGTGCCAGAGATGGACGAAACAACGTTATCTCGGCTTCTGAATATAGCCGTGCCATTGCCATCGATGTAAAACGCGCCTTGCTCTGAGAACTCAGCATTCTTGAGGGCGTCGAGGCCGGAGCGGGTAGTGCCAGGATCTGCCTGACATAATGAGTTACCCGTATCTAAGGTTCTCATATTGCTTGGAAATTGCATTTGGTCAAGAATCTTGCCAATACGAGTACCTGTCGCTTGTCCAGCGGTGGCACCCGATACTGTTGATACTGAGGCTAACTGGTAAAGCCGGAAAGCATCTGAGACATAGATATCAACGTAGGCAGTCTCTTGATTGACTGGATAGTGGTATCGGTATTCTGTTGTATATCCAGAGAATAAGAATGATGTTGAGGTAGCGGTAGTAGCTGCTATACGAATCTTGCGAAGCGGAGTCAAGTAGCCGTAGTAAGGGCTTGAAGCATTCTGAGGGTTGAAGTAGGAATCTGGATCCAATACTCGGACTACTGCAGTACCGGCTTCATAGGTATCTCGCTGGATGTTGCGTCCACGCTGAATGCTGATGTCATAAACGTTAGGCGTAAGGTCAATTACAGGTTCCGGTACTTCAGTAGAAGCAAACTGGGACACTCCAATAATTCCGTATTTTTCATCTCCAATAGTAAATGGATAGCCAAAAGTAGCACCCGAGCTAAAGTCGAAAGATACGGAAATCTGGGCAGGTAGTGTCATCGGTCAAATGAGCCGACTGTTCGGTTAATACCTGCAAATGAACCATCTAGCGAAGATCCAAGAAACGAATTACGCATTGCATTAGTGACCGCATCTGATCCTTGGAATTGAACGACAATAGGATGAGAAGCCAAGTAATCCATATAAGTAGAGCCACCTTGACCTGTACCTGTGCCAGTATAGCCATAAGTCATATTACCAATAGTCGTAGAATTGGTACTTTTAGTCGTAGGAGTTGTTGGAGTTGTTGGAGCTGTGGGATTTAATGGATTAGTTGGATTATCAACTCCAGGCGGAGTCACATTTATTTTTTTAATACGATCTTCAATAGCCTTTAGGTAAGCATCCCAACTTTTAAATGGGTTATTAGCATCTGGAAGGGTTTGCAAATATTTAGCAAGGGTTCCGGTGGCATCCTGAGCAAGCGCAATTTGATTTGTTAAACGAGCGGCTTCTTCCTCATTACCTTGAAGTAAAGCTAATTGTAATTTTACGCGGTTGCGCTCATCATCGGATAGTTGACCCTTAAGAGCTGCAATTAGACCAATCTGCTGAAGGTCGAATAGGCTGGATTGCTTTTTAAGCAAAGTCTGCTCTTTGATTGCCTTGGTTTGTTTGACTTGAGCTGCTGCTAATTCTCTGGCTCGCTTAGCTGCAGCAGTTTCAGCCTTTTTACGCGCTGTAGCCTGAGTCTTTGCGTCTGAGGTCATATTGTAATCTTCAATAGTTGAAGCGCCTGTGGCTACATTACGCTTCTTTGCTCCATAGTTAGATAAAGTCTTAAATAAACCAAAAGGTTGCATGCCTGGCAAAAGTGATGACACCCCGCCTAAACCTTTCTTTAACCAGTCCGGCATAGACATTGAGACGTTCTTAGCTTCTGAGGCTAGAGACGCAAAACCATAAATAGCATCGCTTGTTGCTTGAGCCAAATTATTCATGCTATCCGCTAAGTCTTGCACCGAAGTATCGCCGCTAAATAGCATGAGAGAATCCACTAGACTCTTGCCAATAACTTCCTGAGCTTCTCCTGCTGCGGTCTTAAGCACGTCTAATTTTCCTGCATAAGTATCTAAGTAAGCTGCGCTTGAACCCTTGAACTGGTCATTAAGTTTCTGTGCAATTTTTGTAAAACTCATGGTCTTTAACTCAGCCTGAGTAAGACCTAACTTGTATTTCTTGAGTCCCTTAGTATTTCCAACGTAAGCATTAGATAAGTCAGATACTACAGTATTGAGGTCAACGCCTGAGCCACGGGATATATCGATGGCTTGGGCTAATAGTTCTTGAGACTTGGCTGCTGATCCAGTAGTGGTAATCAAAGCTTGCATGGCAGGACGAAGTTGCTCATCTGCTACGCCGGCAGAGAGTGACAATTTATGAATGAAATCCTCGATGGCCGGAGTCTCGAAAGCCAGTCCAAGGTTCTTGACAGTGTTAGCCAGTAGCTTGGCAGACTTCTCATCTTCCATAAAGGCTTTGACTGAAGCCTTACCGAAAGCAATAAGTTTCTGAGCTGCGAATAAACCAGCAAACTTCTTGGCTAAGCCTTCTACACCCTTTTCAAGACCGCCAAGAGACTTAGTAGCGGACTTGACGCCTTTGGCGGTTTTATCGTCAGCGGTTATCCCAACTTTTAAATCAGCCATTAAAAAGCTCCTTTATTAAATCTGTCGACCACTTCGTCATAGGCCTTGGCAACTGCGCCGATAACTTTGCCATTGTCCTCGCCCCATGCGCGGAAAATTAAACGACCATTCATTTTGCGGCTTACCCGACCAGATTGACCTTGTGCTCTTTGGGCTTTGTAGATAGCCCCCATCGAATCGATAAATTGCTTACCGGCTTCAGGGTTGGCGGATTTATTAACTTTATTAGAAGTGTCAACATACGAACTAAATACACCTCTTGTAGAAGCTTGAGATGGTTGTCCGTTAGGGTTCTTACGTCCAGCGGTTTCGTAGATTGCACCTGCTACGCTCTTATTATAAATATAAGCTGTATAACTATATCCATTGCGATTAGGCTTGGTAGGACTCTGAGAGAATCCAATACCTTTGCGAACTTCAGAAGCCACATAAGTACGATTAGCCCATACGCCCCGAGATATGCCCCATCCGCTTAATGGTGCTTCGGATGGAGCAAAACCTCGAGCCTTGCTTGCTAATGGTTTAGCCGCTGCTGCTACTTTTCTTTTGACTGCCTTTGCAGCTTCTGGACTTACTTTACGGAGAGAAGCAAAGGCCTGTTTAGTGCCGCTTAGAACGACTGGCATCTTTAAGTTCCTTCCCTCTATCGTTTAACGCTGCCATATAGACCTGAAACGTGTAATGATCCATATTCAATATATGTTCTATCGGAATCCCTAACTCTATGGAGATACGAGCCGCCATATAAGTAAAGGACTTCCGATCTACTCTAAAGGGTCGTCGTCTAACACGTCCACGCTCTTGAGGGTATCAAGGAAAGCCTCGCCGAATGGTTTAACTGTATGACCATTCTGGCGAAGCCCCTCGTACGCTAACCAATAAACGTCTGACTGCTTCTGATCTTCGATGAAGGCTTTATGAAAACCTTTCTTAGCATAAATCTCGAATGCCCACTCCAACTTTGGAGTGATAGCGATATCGTGAACTGTGCCATCGATTAGAGTAACTTTTAACTTTGCCATGCTTTGCCCTTTCTTTGGAGCTTAGAATGTGCCGGTATTGGCTACTGCGATTGTACCGGATACGTTCCAAGTAACGCTCTGCATTGAGAGGTCGCCAGTCGCGCCGTTGATGTCTGTAGTTCCGTTAAGAAGAACTGTCATTGTGTAAAGAGGGTTAGTAGCTGATACTGCTGTTCCCTTATTCTGAAGCAATACGACAGTTACGTTCTGACCCCATGATGCCTGAAGTGTCTGAAGAACAGAACCTGTGGCTGTATCGTTGAGGAAGTCGAGAGTAATAGATGAAGCCTCAAGTCCCTTGATGAACTTATGACCTGAGTCACCCATTGCAGTTACTTCGAGTTCATCGAAGTTGCGGTTGAGGGTGATGTTGTTAACGTGGTCTGAAAGGTCGACAGAGTTAACCTTCACGCCTACGCCATTATTTAGAAATACTGCCATTTGGGTTATTCCTCGTCTTTCTTTGACTTAGTTGGCTTTTCTACTACCTGACCGATTTTAGTCAGGAATGCTGCTTGCTCTGCGTACCATTCTTCCATTATTAGCTCCATGAGGTGATTAGGCTGATAGCCATCTCGCAGGTGAGTAAATCACCGGATGCGGCATTCAGGACTTGTGGCTGGCTTACTGTGCCTACGTTGTAGGCGATAACGTCATTTTCTGTGGCAGTAAATAACGCATTAAACATAGTGACTACCGCTTCCTCGATGCCCTGAAGGTTTCCGGCGTTATCGAAGAGAGGTACTGTAATGATGAGCTTGAAGTTGGCAGTCGGGCCGACTGTTGCCCATGAGTCATTAGATGGTTCTAAGTATGGATCGTCTGGAACGATGATGACTGAATTAGCCTGAACAGTCGCAGGTGGATAAGCAAAGACTTGGTAAGTAGTGTTATCAGTTAGCGATTGGGCTAAAGTCTGACGCAAGGTCGATACGGCTGGGACACTCATCCGATCATCGCATTCGGGTTAGTGTAAGGCGCGATAAGACCGCGAACCTTAGCGAGCATTGTATTGCCTAAGCGGTAAGGGCTTGGTGTGATGCCATCTACTGAGACGCCACCTGATGATGGAGCCTGACGGGCTTGCCATACGTCAATAGCGAGCATGAGAGCAGCTTGTCGAATTGAATCGGTATCTGCGTATGCAGTTTCCATTGTATCTGCGCCTACTGCCTTGCCATAAGGCTTGATAAGGCGGTAGTTCATATTCGCCTCAGAAGTAGTCCATTGAATCAAAGAATAATTACGTGGGAAAGTGTAATAGTTATATGGGAACATATAAGTAAAGAGCGGGAAAGTACCTGAGCCTTGGCTCCAAGGATAAGTCGCTGTAATGGTATGAGTTCCATTTAACTTAGTTCCGGAATTAGAAATAACGATTGACTCTGTTGCAGTAAAGGAAACCGGAGCAGACAAAACGACTGTAGCGACTCCGCTTTGGACTGTTCCACCGATTACTGGGTATGAGTCATACCAAAGATATTGCTGAAGAGTCTCAGTAGCTGTTTGACATGCTGACTCTAAAAGTTCATCAGAATATAGAGTGCCGACACCGAGAGTATTACGGAGTTCGTCAGATGTAACGAATAGCGCCATTCTATATCCTTTCAATTAGACCAAGAGCGGTCGGGAAGGGCTTACCCGACCGCCTCGGCGTACTAGAGGTATTGCTTATGTGAGGTTAAAGCGACGAACACCTGCAGGGATAAGAACCTTGCCAGCGCCGTAGCCGTAAATTGCAGTCTGTACAGACATTGAGTTAACAACGTTGACAGAGAAGAATGCCTCTGGTGACTCCCACCAGTATGCAGTCTCTGGAGCGATAATGAATGCTGACTCGTCAACGAGACCAGCTGTAACGTTCTTGTCAACGTAGAGATCAAGTCCGAGGACGTTACCCTTGATTGAAGAAGGGTTAACCTGACCGGCTGCGTTCATTGGCTGAAGAGCGTTGTAGATTGGGCGACCTGTTGTGTCTGTGTAGCCCATGATTGTGCTCCACCAGTCTGTGTTTGCAACAAGGTTAGATGCGAAGTATGAAGAACCCTTGTAAGCCGCAGGTGCTTCTGTTGAGATATAGGAAATTAAGCCAGCGTTAGTTGCTGCTGTTGCAGTTGCCTGTGTTCCCTGAGCTGAGAGGATTCCGACCATTGCTGAGTCTGTTGCGAGCTTGTAAGCACGCTCGAGCTGGATAGCGAGTTGGTCAAAGAAGATTGGATCTGAACGCTCGAGAAGCTCGAGTGAGATTGTCTGCTGACCAGCGTACTTCTTGATTGATACTGACTGGTATGCAGATGTCATTCCTGTATCTGATGGTGCTGCTGATTCAGCTGTTTCTGCAACTGTTGGAGCAGTTGATGAACCGCCACCTGCTGATGTAACGAGTGATGGGATGTTCAGTGTGAGGCCAGAAGCCGGCAAGGTGCCTCGGCTCACAGCATCAATAGTCGGACGGCCGAAATTCGTATTTGATACGAAGTTTGAGAGATACTGGATTGGGTTGAACGCAGGGTTAGTAGACATTGAATCCGCTGCAGCCTTAACTGCCTTTGGATCCTCTGCTGCTGCTACGTACTGACGTGATGTGTCGTCACCAAGTGCTGCCTTAACCTTGTGCTCAACGTACTTACCCATTGAGATAATGTCGTGGCGTGGAGCAGATGAATATGGTGCTGCTGCCTTGATGATTGGGCGTGAGGCTTCCGCTGCCGCTGCTGCCTCAGTTGTTGCGGGAGTTGTATCTTCTGACACAGCTGCCTCACTTTCTGTTGTTGGGGTTTCCTCTGCTACCTCGATAGGTGCAGAATCTTCTGGTGTTACTTCTTCGGTCACTTCTTCTTCTCCTTCTTGTGCTACTACGTCGAGAACGCGAGCATCGCTAAATGCTGGTGATTCGACGAGAGAAACTTCCTTTAGAACTGCGCTAGAGACAATCATTACGCCGTCTTTGCGCTCACGTGATGAAAGAACTTCGACTCCGACTGAAAGTCCATCGATGAGTCCTTCTGCTGCCATGACTAGGTAATCCTGAGCCTTAGAAGCTGCAGAAAGTTTAAATACGCCATTGATGCCTTGTGCGGTTTCTTGAAAAGATTGAGCGCGTCCGATTGGATCGTTTGTATTGTGCTGTGCAAGTAACTTAATCTTGGAAGCCGATGGGATCTGAATTGAACCGCGCTCAAAGATAACGTGTCCGGCTGATGTGTTGCCTACTGCGCCAAATGGCACAATCTGGCCTGAGACTATGCGGCGTTGGCCGTCTGCAGCCTCGATAGGTGCGCTAAATGTCAGGTGTTGCATCTGGGACTGACTCCTCTGGTTCTTGGTCTGGTGCTTTAGACTCGTTGCCGTCTGGCGCAAGTCCTTCCATCTCTTTTGCTTGGTTAAGGTCGATTAAACCTAAAGTCAAAAGCTTCTCTGTTACTGCTAGGCGATCTAAAGGATTAGCGCGTAGGAATGTCTCATCCACGGCGAATCTCACGACTTGACCACGTGGAGTAAGGTCATCGAGGCTTAGACGATCTTCAATAGCGTTGAGATAAGGTGCGAGAGAGTAAGCCAAGAACTCTTTACGCTGATCTAATACGTTTTGATAAGTTGAGGAGCGATTGTGCTCTGCGTTAATCATATTCGCTGGAATGTTAAGAAGGCGTGCAATCTGAGCCGCTAATTGCTCTGAAGAATCGTTATAAGTCATTTCAGCTGGTGAATATGATGATGGGACGTATTCAAGAGTTGAAGTAAGATACGCAGTAGAGCGAGAATTACGTGCATTTTTCCAAGCGTTAAGAAGTCCCTGCACCATGTTCTCTGGAAGGTCTGCCCCGGTGTTCTTAAGATATCCAGTTGGCTGTGGGCTTGTCATGGCAACGCTGACTGCGTTCTCGACATTGATAGCGCTGTTGATTGTGCGCTGACCCTTTAATAATAGCCCTTGGTCGAACCCTTGGAATGTTACGAGAGAGCCGACTCCAGAATCAGGTACGCGAGTACCATTGACCATGTAGTAATCGACCTCTTGTGTCATAGGGTCTAACTTTGTTGAGACGCGGTTATTCTGCACCCAGTGAAAAGATGCAGGGCGTCCGTCATCTGCAAAAATTGAGTCCACTTGCCAAAATGCTTGGCCGTAAAAAATGAGGCTATCGACAGTCCAGGCGATTGTTACGGATCGTGGAGCACGAGCATCTGGTTGATTAACCCATGATGGGAAAGCATCGAGCTCTTCCCCGGTCTTAGACGAATAAACTTCGAGAGGTACTCCAGCGATAACGCCTTTAATGAGTTGCACGCATTGAGATACTGCCGGTACTGATACCGCAGCTTGACGATCTACAGGGGAAGCCCAGTTATTCCATCCACCAAAGTTGCCCATCGAATATGATGAGCCAAAAGGCGCATCGTAGACTGCCGGATTTACCTGAGCGGTAACTTCCTTAGACTTACGATTAAAGAGAGCCATAGGGCACTATTATACACTATTCACCGACATAAATCGTTGGTATCTGTTGCGGTTTAACCAACTGTGTCACAACCATCGCTGTAGCAATAGCGCCAGAGATGTCTCCACCAGATGTACGTTTCACAATACGCCATGACGAGTCGTTGGTCTTTGCCGCGCAGTTGTTCATCTGTTGAATCCATTTATCTTGTCCCTTGTGAACTAAAGTTTTGTTATCTAGGGC